GTCTGTATGCTATCCGTATGCTGTCCATATGTTGTCTGTATGTTTGTGAAAATTGAAGACAAAATTGATAGAATGTGTGTAAATCGATATTGTCTAACAATTCATTTAAATAAAAAATTAATTTAAATATTTGTCAAATATTATAAATTTGATTATTTATTTATATCAATATTTACCATGATAATTTGTAGTTTGATTATAAATGATGTCTATAACCAATGATATATCTCGATGCTTTTCAAACAATGAAGTTGTATTATATCACAAAGTTCTAAATTTTGTTTTGTGTCCAGAAATTAAATTTGCAAATATCAATCATTTATTTACCAAAAAACACAATTCTATTAATGATTCTGGTCAAACAACATTTACAATTTTCCATAAAATGATTGAAAGTGATAAAACACCTATGAATTTCCAAAAGATGCTACAAAAATATAAAATGGAATTTGATATTAACCAACTTTATTACTACAATAAAATTCATTATAAACCACCCCCGAAAAAAACAATTGAATTTAAACAATTTTATTTGAGTTTTGCGATTAAAAATAAAAAATGGAAATTCTTTGATTTGATGATTGAACATGAAGAATTAAATTCTCTTCATTTATATATTGCGTTGTTTGATTATTTGAATCATACCAATCTTAGACCAAACAAATCCATTGTAAATAAAATATTAGCACACAAAAATTGTAATTTAGACAAAAATTGTTTAGACAAATATGATGATAAAACGCTCCATATGATAATGCATGGTTATTGGAAAAATCCCTTAAATTTATTGGAATTGGCAATAAAATTTAAATTATTTGAGATTATTCAACATAAAACATTTAATCCAATTAATTTTATTTCAGATTCTCCAAAAATTGTAAATAAATTTATTCAAAATGGACATGCCATATCAAAACAAGAAAGTCACATCATAACAAAAATATTAAATCAATACATCGAAAATAATAACTACAATCACGATATTTTAATAAATATTGTCAAAACAAAAGATCTTATTGTGTTGAAACATTGTGATTATTTTATTTCAATTGTGGGCAAAATAATAAATAATTCAAATTTCGATCCACAAAGTAAAATGTTTCAAAAAACCATTCAAAAAACAAAAAAACAAATTTATTCCAATAGATTAGTTAAAATAAATACAACAAACACTTTATTTGGGATATTTTTACTTGATGATACTAATGCCAAATGCAAAGAAATGACACAATTTAATAGAAAATTACTAGATTTAATATTGATTCATCCAAAAATGGATTTAAATTCACCAACGCACTATGAAAATATCGTAGATCTTTCATTTTTCCAAAACCATTTAAATTATTTATTTAATAAAAATGGGTTTGATATTGTTGCCAATAAACTTATTTATAAAATTTATTATTATGGAAGTCAGAAATATATTGAAAAACTCATATTCATGAAAAAAGGCCTGTCTAAATTTTTATTCAAAAAATATGGATTTACCATCCGTGGGTTTGGTTTACTTTTTATACAAAAAATGTCGGATTTATATACAACAACACGAAATATAAATTCATTTGATGCTTTAAAAAAACAAATTGATACTAAAAATAATTTACTAATTTTACTATCAAATAAAATAATACCACTACCCGTTTCATTGGTAAAAATGATCACAACTTATTTTACATTTAAACAAAATGATAAAACACTTGGATTTTATGAAGTTTAAAAAGAAATCCCATGAATTTTTTGTCCATATTTCTGAATTAATTTTTGTGCTTTTTTGTAAAGTGCATATTTATTTTGGTATAATTCCATGGTTTCCATATTTTTTAAAATTTTGGCAACAAACACAATATATTTTTTTGAAATATTTAAATCTGTTTTTAACCATGAACATTTTATCACTTCCATTTTCTTAGAATCTGTGTCAAACACAAATAAAGGTCCTTCTATATTGAATTGCCCAATACGATAATTTGGAAATTTATCGTCTTGGAGTACAAAATAAGAATCTGTAGTGATTCTTGTTTCCTCAATTTTATTTGTTTTATTTAATAATTCATCAAACGTCTCATATGTACTACCGTGATATTTACCTTTAAAATATCGAATTTGTTGATCAGAAAAAAATAATCCTTGAAGTGAAATAAATTCATTTGCTATTTGGTCTTTTGTCATTTGTTGTTGATTAATTTGATTATCTATATTAAAAAATGGATTTTGAATATCCATTAAACCATGTATTTTAGAAAAAACTAATTCATTGGATAATAATTCAGTGTGTTTCAAATCGTATACTTTTGGTTGAGAAGAATATATTGATCCAGAGTTGAAAAATTGAATCCCACCACTGCTCATTTCTTTTTTTTCTTCTTCATATGTTTTATTAAATGGAACTGTCACAACCAATACAAACTCCTTTGTTTCTGTATTGTAAATTGTGTATGCATATTGTATTGACGCCATTCCAGGTGGTTCATTTTGAATAATGCGAAATTGTTTATATCTATACATTTCCATCTCATTTCGATTCAACATGCAATAATTAATTGCTTTGTGAATTTCATCAGATACTTTATAAATTGTTCTTGTTTTGGGAATTAAACCATATACCATTTTATTTTGTTTTTATAATGAATATATTTTATTTATTTTTTAAATATGTTTTGTTTTATTTAGTTTTAATTATTATGTAAAATGCTTTGTAACTTTGAAACATCATCCAATATATAATTTGGTTCAGATACAAATGATTTAGGTGTGTGTTTATTACTATTTCCCGAAAGAACCAGACAACTTTGGAATCCACTTTCCTCTGCTAATTGAATATCTGTATAAATTGTATCACCCACAAATAACACTTCATGTGCCTGAATATTATTACCATTATTATTATCATTACCATTATTCAGTAATTGTAAAATTTTTTCTTTGAAAATTGGATGAGGTTTTCCAGTACTATATCCATTAAATTTATTATTGAATCCTACCATATGTAACATATGATTTGGCATTCCAACAATTAAATCACCTCGACTGGATGGATCGCAATTATCCTTACATGTTGTAATAACCTTTGCTCCACAATTAATCCATTTTAAAATTTTGTGAAGATGCGATATTTTAATTTTATTTACTGTTCCAATAATTAAATATAACCGTTTATTTTTAATTTTTTCTTTATCTAACGCACCAGTACGTAATTCCGCATTTTTATATTTTGTCAAAGTGTTAATTGCATAAACCACTCCCAATTCACCAATTACACCGATTATGAAATCCTGTTTTGGAAAAGAAAGTATTTTTTTCTCCAAGTAATCTCTGGCTGACAAACCAGCTGTATAAAACCCACATGATTTTGGAATTATTAGCCCAAGATCCTCCAAGTCTTCTTTTAATTCATCCACAGTATATCGACATTCGTTTGTCACAATCATTGTTTTAATATTTTTTTGATCTAAATCTTGCAAAACATGTTCTACATTATCAATTAATTTGTTACCAATTCGGAGAACTCCATCCATATCAAATACAACTGCCCTAATATTATTCATTTTTTCTTTTTTTTTTCTTTAATATTTTTACAGATTTAAAATGTTTTATCACAACGACTAATTCTTACCTTATAAAAGTTCAATTGCTTTTTCGACATTTTCCATTGTCAATCCACTCGATAAATCTGTTTGTATAAAATTATGTAATTCCATATTCATATCATCCAAAACAATATATTTTACACAACTGGGATGACGATCTAACCATTCATTAATTTCAATCACTCGGATTTTTGCGGAGGATAATTGACGATTTTCATGGTATAAATCTTTTGTTCTGTCAATGACACAGCCATCAATATAATTTAATTTGCAAATTTCTTTAAAAATTGCCAAAGTCAAATCTCTATATCGATGAGAAGTGGTTAAAACAACTTTTGCTCCAGTGATTTCAATTAATTTTCGAAGACATTTCATATTTTGATAGGAAAACATTTGTTTAAACATTGTTGGATGTGATGACTGTGACTGTGCGCGCATTTCTGTCAAGTTATTTAGTACACCATCAAAATCGAGAAATATAATTTTATGGGATGATAAGTATTTTTGTGTGTTTAGAGACATTTTTTTATTATAGTTTAATTAATGTAAAAAAGTAAATAAAACTAAACGATAAACCATAATAAAAAATTCAAATTTAGAAGAAAGTCTGTATATCTAATAAAATCCTTTTTTTTTTATTTTTTAATTTGATTTTATAAATTAAAAAATTAAAATTTGGAAACCTTTATTTTTTAAATGAAACCTGATCCTCATATTTATTGTTTGATTTGCGGTGAATTGTTCTCTTTAACAAAACAACCAATTCATTGTAATGCTCCATTTTATTGTTTAAACTATAAACCTCCAGATAATAAATGTTATTCATGTAATTCTACAGATTTGTCTAAAACTCAATTAGAAAAAGCGAAAGATGGTATAGGTGGACGATGTAAACAATGTATTGAAAAGCAAATATGCAAAATAAATCAATCTCACAAATTAGCTGAATTTCCTGGTCATCAACTAGATCGAAATAAATTGTTTAAATTTATTCACCATGTTGTAAATAAAGAACATTCATATGGTTTTGCGTTCAAAGTTCAAAAAAAAGAATTTAAACAATTGGTAGATAAATGTATTGCCAATGGGCAAAATCCAAATTTTATTGAACAACAACAGTTTTATTCACATCTTTATCCAAATGCACAAAATGTTATTTCATCTGATTCGAAAAACCAATCTCCATATTTATGGACAAAAGATGGAAAACCATTATTATCAAACAAATTTGAAAATGGATGTTTACAACCAACAAGTTTATTGGAGCTCATTACATTTAGATATTCAGATGCTTTCCTCTGCGATAAAAATCGAAATGATTTGTATTGGATTTCGTCTTATTTAGGAAAACGAATGATACAAAATGGATATGGACATTGGACACAAAAAGAATGGAATGATCGATATATTGGTACTTTAGTGTAGGAAATTATTTTTTAAATGGGATTATGGGTATTATTTAGGTCTTGAATAAATTTGTTTTTTATTCGAGAACTATTGTAACCTATCTATGGGCTTAGGGTAGAAGCAATTATGGTATTGACGTATCTTAATTTGCTTTACACACGATTTACATTGACAGCGGTTCGATTCCTTCTTCGACGACGTCTATTATAACTTCCACTTGATTCAACCGAGATATTATCTGAAATGTTATCTGTATTTGATTTCAATGTTTCTAAAATATCATCTACTCCAGTTGGTGGATTAATTTTTTTTCCATTTGGAGGTGAAGGTACCGGTTGTCTTTGTGGTTGATGCATTTGTTGACGCGCTTGAGTCTGTTGTGGTACAGGTCGTTGCTGATAAGGAGGTGGCTGAGTAGCTTGTTGTTGTTGGTATTGTTGTTGATGTTGGTATGGTGGTGGATAAGGATGTTGTCCTGGGTAAGGTTGATATTGTGGTGGTGGAGCTTGTTGTTGTGGGACAGATTGTCCTCCTCCTTGTTGACTGGCGAAAAATCGAGCAGCAGATCCAGCGTCACCAGACATTGAATTCATAGTGGCTTGGGCAAATTGTTTCATTAATTCTGGATTTTGTTTCATGATGTCTCCCATACCTGGCATAGAAGATTTGAACATTGTATTTGTTAAATGGAACATAAACGCACTTCCACCCACCATAAACAACAATTTGAGTTCTGGGTGCATTTTTGCTTTGTCTTTGTATTTTTCATATAATTCTTCAAAAACATCATTATAATCACCAATG